GGCATCCAGAATTCTTTGTTGTAAGTATCACCAAGACGATACTTCTTTTCTTCATCAACTCGTTGATACCAACCATTACTGGGTTTAATCACGTGACCTGATTCTAGTGCCATGTCAAGCAAACCAGACCACTTACTGATACCACCCTCAAAGGTAACTTCAATTGGGATCTTACTCTTTTCTCGAACGAAGCGAGACTTCTCGACGTTGATGATAAAGTTGTAACCGATTACTTCAGTTCCCTGCTTCTCTTGCTGGCGACCAATGATAAAGATGTTATCAGCGGAGTAGTAAATACCAGTACCACCAGAGACAATCGCTTTCGGGAACATACCAATTTCCATGTAAGTATGATTGACCACGACCATAGGAATATCCTTAATGGTAAGGTGTGGAGTAATCATACGGAACAGCGACTTCATCTGTTTGGCACGAGTCATGTCAGCAACCGACTTACCATCGAGAGCATCATCGACTTCCTTCTTAGATGCCAAGTTACCAACAGAGTCAACAACAATCATGACACGATCCTTACGCTCAAGTTCGTTGACTTGTTTCATAATATCGTGCTTCAACTGCTCAATGTCAGTGATCGGAGTATGGATAATCTTGTTAGTATCAATACCAAAGTTCTCAAAGTACGATTGTGGCGCACCAAACTCCGAGTCATAGAACAGAACAACACCATCATCATACTTATCGAGAAAACTCTTTAGAAGCATCATAGCAAACGCTGTCTTGAAGTGCTTAGATGGACCAGCGAAAATGGTCAATCCTGGTGTCAGACCACCGTCCAACTTACCTGAAAGTGCTACGTTCAATGCAGGAACTGCAGTTTGAATTAGATCCTTCGTACTGAACAACTTACTTTGAGAGAGAACATTAGTCTCTTTGATTGTGCTGTTCTTTTTAATTCTATCAATTAACTCACTCATGCAAATAAATCCTCCAATGATGCGGTTACTTCGGTTTTCCAACCAAGACCTTCAATAATTTGTTTAATTGGTTCCAAGAAACTCTTCTCGAACATTGTATTATAATCTACATAACGATGAATGTCAAGCTCTTTTGGAATCTTTCCAATGAATGCAATACAATTCTCACGAATGTGATTGGGTTCTTTCAAGTAAAGAAACTTAATCTTTTCTCCCTCTTGAATTACTTCATATTTCTTATCTAATTTATTCTTGCGCAACAGGTGGTTATACATCAACGCACCTCGAACATGTATTGGTGTTCCTTTGGAATAAATGTCTGCACCAGAAGTATACTTCATCAGTCCATTTACACCGCGAGGAAATGCGATTTGCTCTGGTTCAAACTCGTTGAACATCATACGAGTATGCTCAATAAAATTCTGAAGAGTTTTTTCGTCAGTCGTCAATGCCAGTCTTACTGCTTCTTTGAGACTCTCGCGAACAGGTGCTGGAGTCGAGGAACGAACAATCTCGAGACCCATAACTTTGAGTTTCGGTTCTTTGTATCGGACACCCTCGTTGTCATAGACGTTAAGTGCATACCTTTTCTTCGCAACCCAGAGACCACGTTCTGCGATTGCCTCGCGTTTGAATATAATTTTCTTTTGAAATGCGTTCGTGTAGTCTGCAAGTTGATCACAACTCTGGTTGATTGCCTCTGTGATTTTCTCTTCGCAGATTTTATCGAGAACATCAATGAGTTTATCACGTGATAGATTGCCATAATACTTACGAACAAGAGGGTCCAAGGAAATATAACAAGAATCAGTATCACTGTAGAAAGAGTAGTTGTGTCCATTTGTGCCTACGACCTTATTTAGATAAACATCAAGTGCCGTACCAACCTTCTGGATAATATACTGACCAGTCATCGTGATACCCTCGGCAATACGAGCATCATAGTAACGGAAATATTCATTCGCCAACGCACCAAACAGTGAGTTCAACTGAATCTTTCTTGCCATCTGAAAGTTATTATACTTTGAGATGTCGTTCTTTAGTTTGGGATTTTTAGTTTGTTCATATTCTTTCTGAGCAACGATCATCAGTTTCTTATATCGCTGTCGGTCATTAAAGAACTTCTGAACAATCTCGGGAAACATGCCCATCTTTTTACGAGTGAAGCAATAACCATTCGCAGTCATGCAATGATCAGCATCTTTGAGATCATTGAGATCATAACGTTGACCAAGCAATCCTTTCACTGTTGTATCTTTTGCTGCATTCGGAACAATAGTCTCAGGTGATTGGTTGTACTGCATAATAATTGACGGATACAGAGAGGTCGCATCAAAAGAAACAACCCAATCGTACTGTCCAGGTTTTGGTTCCTGGACATATGCACCCTCAATCTGTCGCCCACGACTCTCTTTTTTCTGGGGAATCTGAATATTTAGATCATGAAGGTGATTATAAATGATACAATCCCACGTGCGAACCTGAGAGAAAACATCCGTATAATTGCACTTACCATCGTACGCCATTGTGAGCACAAGTTCAATCAGTTTCATCTTGCGCTCAAGAGCATCAACGATCTCAACATCTCGAATGTTATACTCTACGAATTTCTGCCAGTCCTTAGTATAGAATTCTCGGAAAGAGTCATATGGGTTTTCCATCTTCTTGAGATCTAATTCAACCTCACCGATATAGTCAAGTTTATAATTCTCTCGACGAACATAAGTAAACTTCTTGTAGAGATCAAGATAGTCAATGATGGCAACACCAGTGATGTCATATGAGACATGCTCACGACCCATAATCGTTATGTTCTTACGACGAACAAGACCCCATGGAGAGAACTTTTTCTTCATCGTTGTATCATCTTCGGAGCAGAACAACCGTTCAACTCGAGAGATTAGATACGCAATATCGAATAGTTCGCAGTTCCAACCCGTAATGATGTCAGGATAATTCTCAGAGTAGAAACGAATAAACGTCTCGAGAAGATCACGTTCATTATCGCACTTGACATACAAAAACTTGTTGCCTTGGGCGCGAAGGTTCTCGACTTCCTCACACTTGTCATCAAAATCACCACAACCGAACGTGATAATCTGTCGAGTATTAAGATTCTTGACTGTGATCAGAAGAACTTCTTCGATGGGATTTTGAACATCAGGGAATCCCTGTTCGGCAGAAGTTTCAATATCGATAGTCTGAATGTTTAGTTGAGTAATATCCCAGAGGATTTCTCCAGGATAGGTATGGGTGATATATTGGTACCCATAATTAGTCTGCCCATAGATCGGGAAGTTCTCTACCTCACCATAGGTCTTAACAAAGTCTTTTGCTTCATTATTGTCAGCAAATTCTACAGGTTGTAAGTCCTCTCCATATAGAGACTTAAACTTACTGGGTTCTTTCGACTTCACATATAGTGTCGGGGAGAAGTCTTCCCTCTTAATGAAACGCACACCATTATGTATTCCTCGGACTAAAACCTTAGAACCATATTGGTGTGCGCATGTATAAAACTTCATTCAGAATCCCTCATCAATCAAATTACATTATACCTTAAAAACATCATAAAGTAAAGGGATTATTATTTCTTTCTTCTTGATAATAGTAATTCTAAATCCATATCCTTTGTGCCCCCATCATACGCAAGAGCATATCCCTCATCAATCATCTGGTTATTCAATGAAGTCTCTTGACCGTTGATGAACAGATGACCAATAATACGACCATACTTCTCTGTGCTATCTGGTAACTCAGTTTTGATTAGAATATCTTCAGCACCATCAAGAGTTTTCTTGATCCATTCTTTAGACTCAAGTCCCAATGCTTTTTCTTTTAAGTTTTTCGTGCGACTTTCTGGGGTGTCGATACCAGCAAGACGAATCCGTTTAGTAAGGGAAATATCAAAACCAAGGTCGATATCAGCGTCAATAGTGTCGCCATCTACAACTTTGGTAACTGATTTAATACGGTAAATGTATGGAGTTATGTTTGATTGTGTCATACAATAAGTTTACTTTCTGGAATTACCAGACCCGAACCATACCGAGAATTATACTCATTGAGCATACCCACTTCTGGGTCGAAAATTGAAACAATTGCGCCACCACGGATCGGGACAATACCGTCCTTAGCATAAGGGCAGAATGGAGCAAGTCCAATGCCAAACTGGTTATTTTGACCTTGGGGAACCATCATAATTAGTAGAGGTTTACTGAGAACAACAAGGTTTCCATCATCAAACTCAGAAACATCTGCAATGATTTCGTCCCCACTGATCAACTTAACACACTTGACATTGGACATACTTTTATACTTTCATAATTAAATGGTTAGAAATGCATACAACATATATGCATAGAGGGCGACAAGAGTTACTTCTAAAATCGTCCACGCTTGTTTTGTTACTGTTCGACGAGTCACTTAATATAATCCTCTTCGGTCAGAAACTCTGCCTTAGACTTAACATTAGTTTCGTCGTTAATATTAATTTTTATTTCTTTTTCCGATTGTGGTGTAAGTGCATCGAGCCAGATTTTCAGCATACCATTAACTAGGTCTGCGCTCTTGACTTCGACGTTCTCCGCCAGATGGAATTCGTGAGTAAAGTCACGCTCGGCAATACCCTTGAACAGAAAGTTTTCTTCCGGAGTCGGACTCGAAACCTTGCCCGATACCTTCAACCTACTGTCCTTGATTGTCAAATCGATCTCACCACGACCGAAACCTGCGACTGCAACTTCGATAACGTAGCGGTCCTCGTCGATCTTCTTAATATTGTATGGTGGATATTTTGACAGGGTCTTGGTTGTTTGGTCAGCAATGTCTGCAAGTTTCTTCATAACTCTATCACCACCAACAAACCAACGATCCATATGTGCACCTGGAATTCCAGGAAATGCATGCGTGTGATCGAATTTAATCATTATAGTTTCTCCTTAAAGCGAGATTAAAAAAAGGTGGAGTCCGAAGCACTCCACCTTCTATATATAATATGTTTCGAGATAAAAGTCAATAGTTTTTAAGTATTTCCCATTTTCCATCATAATTTTCTACAAGAGCGGTACAACTTTCACACCAGTCACCATCGTTCATGTAAACAACACCATCATATTGTGTAATTTCTGCATGATGAATATGCC